AGTAATTTGCCATACTTCCAGCTGATTGAACTGGTGACTCTGTACCTTCCGATATTAAATCAGAGTCGTCGCTTGGAGTACTAGCTTTCTTTGTAGGGAAATAAGATTCTCTCAATGTAACTAGTTTCTCACGGTAATTTGCTTCACTTTCAAACTCAACACTTTCAGCAAGAGATGCAAGTTTCTCTTTTTGAGTTACTGCAAGACCTTCAGATACTTCACTTAAGATTCCATCCGATGTAGATTCTGATAATCTCTTGTTTAGAGCAACATTCTTTTCGATCTGCTCATTGAGTTTTGATTCCATTTCATCAAGTTTATTTACCATGCTCTCAAGGACATCATATTTTTCTTCAGGGATTTGTACATAATGTTCTTCAAAAAGACTCTTCATGCCAGTCATGAATGACTCGTTAAGTTCAGACTTAAGACCATTCTCGACAGCAAGTTTGTTTTCTTGCATCCACTCATCAGCAACGTACTCTAGATAAGAATCAGTACGCTCGGTAAGTTCTGCTTTTAATTCAGCAGTTTCTTCCTTGATTGCTTGAATGTGGTCTGCTTCAAGACTTTCTTGAATCTTAGCAACTTTAGAATTGATTGCTGCTTCAAAGATTGTCTTTGCTTTTGCTTGGAACTCTTCACTGAGTTCTTCGCCTTGTAGAAGTGCTTCAACATCTTCTTCTACATTAAACTCTTCTTCTTTAGCTTCTTCCTCTGCAACTACTTCAGTTTCATCGGAGGAATCGATTGTTTCCTTAATCTTCTTACGAAGTGCGGATGGAGTTTCTTCCTCCTGAACAACCTCTTCTTCTGCTACTTCAGATTCAGCAACTACTTCCTCAGTAGAAACTTCCTCTTCTGCAACAATTTCTTGATCCTCAGATTCTACTTCCTCTTTCTTAAGAGATGTTCCAGGTTGAACATCGCCTGATTTAACAGCAGACTTTGCACCTTTGTTAACAACATTCTTAACTTGAGAGAGTGAAGCACCAGGTGTCTTCAGTTTTGAAGAATCATCTGTTGACTTGTAATTTTCTGGAGTAGGGCCGCCTAGATCTTCCCAACTGCCACTATTGCCAGGTGTTGAAACTCCTGCAGCATTACTTCCTGCTTTAGGAAGTGATTTATCTCCAGGCTTCGCACCAGCAGTAACGGCATTTGATTCCTTAACGTCTACTTCCATTTCTTGTAATTTCGTACCACGGGACATTTGAAAACTCCGATTACCTTTAGTAATTGACTATATTTATTTATAAATTAAAGATTTGAAAGGAAGTCTTGGAACAAACCAAGCTTGTGCTCTTCTAATCTTTGTTGACTCACGAGAGTATTTATACGGGTTCTTGTGCGTGACGCAAGTTGCTCACGAAGGACTCCTCCATCCCAAACCCATTCCTTTCCTTCCATGATTCCTGACACAAAAGCATCAGGTGCAGAAGGATCAGCGACGATATCAGCAGCAGTTGCTAACATAAAATCTTCGCCTACAACCTTAACACCAGTTGAATCTTCTCTAAGTGATCCAATACCACGAGATGATACTCCAAGTGTCACGCCTTCACCTATAAGAGATGATGCAATTTTACCCATTGGGGTATTTAATATTTGTGCTTTACCTTTAAAATTATTTCCCTCTTGAACAAGAGAAGTAATTTTATGTGAAACACGATCAAGGTTTACAGTAGGGCCTTCTGGATGACCAAGTTCCCCTAATGCACGACCTTTTTGCACAAAAGATTCATTGTAACGATTAACTTCCTTAGCAAGAGTTTGTACAGGATACACTCTACCATTACGGTTTTTCAAATTACCCTGAAGGAAAACCCCTTCAATGTACATTTTCTTTTTATCACCCTTACCTTCGGTAATAAACTTAACTGATGATACTTCTTCTGTGATTAATTTCATTGTTCTAATTTGTGTAACCTACTTTTGCACCTAATACTGCAGCATTTGCTGCAAATATTGCATGACTAGATTGCTTTTCAATTACCTCAGAGGTTGACCTCATAAGAGTAAAGGTTCCAACAACAGCACCATTTGCTGCTTCTACTACTGTAACTAAATGGTCAGCACCAGCAGCAGTATTAACTAACCGCACTAAAGTTGCACTACCAAAGGTTGATGCACTACCAGTAGCAGTAGGACAAGCCGCTTGTGTACCTTTAATTAAAAGTCTAGCCATCTTCGTTTGATTCCTCTTCTTGTGGTTCTACTTCACTTGTTGCCTCAGGGCTTTCAGGTTCACCAAACATTGACGCTGCTACTTCTGGTTTAATATGATCAACTTTTCCTGCAGTTTTTGCAAAAAGTAAATCTTTAATCTTATCAGTTATGTCTGCAGCAGGTGTTTCTTTGTCAATCATTACATCAACTAAATCATCCATAGTATTAAAAAATAACTAAAAAGTATTTATATCTCTCCACCCTTGGGCATTTTCATCTGAGTCGCATTCTTTGCTGGAACTTCTGCACTTTGATCCATAGGAAGAGCTCCCATCATATCTCCCATCATACTTGGATCATATGGTAATCCAGTAGCAGGATCTACTGTAGATGGATCTGGTAATATACCATCATCTATTTCTTTTTCAATTTGATCATCCATTTCTTCTATTTCAGTTTCTGTCTGCTTTAGAATCTTAGTTCTTACATAATGTGCAGAGAAATATCTACCCATATATGGTTCCATTGCAGCAATGACTCCAAGTTGTTCATTAAGAAGTTCATTTTCTTTAAGATCTGAGAAATGATTATCATATAAGAAATCATATTGAATATGATCTTCTAATGTTTCCCAATCTTCAGGAGTAATAATATTCTTAAGAATTAACTGAGTCTTAAGCATATCACTAAAGACTTGTGCAAATCTTTTGCGAAGTCTACCTACAAACTTAGTAAACTTAAGTTCATCTCTTAAAATTTCTGATGATCTACCTAGATTAAATCCACCTTGACTGTCGAGTCTACTTGATGGAACATTCAGTGACTTATAAAGTTTAGTCTGGAAATACTCAATATCAGTAAGTTCCCCAAGGTTTTGTCCACCAGGAAGTGTAGTAATTTCAGTTCCTCTACCACCTTCTCTTCTTGGTAACCAGAAATCCTCAAGCATTGCCATATACTTACGGTCATCTCTGATTTCTCCAGTATCAGCATTATAAACCAGTTTATTTCTATAACGGTTCATAACATCACGCAGATATTGTTCTGCCTTAATTTTTGGAAGGTTACCTACATCAATGTAGAATATTCTTCTTTCAGGAGCACGAGATAATCTATAGATGACAAGACTATCCTCAACCATTCTTAACTGGTTAAGTGCTTTGATTGCTTTATGTAAGTATGATAAAACTGATTGCTTATTTCTATCTACAAGACCAGAGGTAACATATGTAATTGCATCTTTTGCAATTTGTACTGTTCTCTTATCTCTTCTATTAGGCATTATTGGGTTGCCTTTTTGTCCTCCATGAGGATCATATACATAAAATTCTTCTAACTTTGGTGCCTCAAATGAATTATCATCTCCTCCTTTATCAGTTAGCATAGGAGATTGATAGTTTGGCCCTATTTGTTCTTGCTTTCTTACTAATCTTATTTTAAGTGGATCAATATATCTAATTTCTTGAATACCATCTTCTGGTTTCTTTATATCAATTACTTTATGATAGAATACTCTTCCGTCAATATACCAGGTACGAAAAATCTCATGACACCTCTTATCGAAGTTCATGAGAGTTTTTATGTACTTAAATTCTTCTCTTATTATATCTTTTAAATTATCTGATGCAGGTAGATTTGATAACTCAACTTCTACAGGAGAATCATTAAGATCGGAAACAATAGCTTCATTTACAATATCTTCAATGGCACTATCACACTCAGGATGTAGACACATTTCACGGTATCTACGAACTAAGTCTTGCTCATTTTTGTATACACCTTCGATATCTACGTATTGTCCGTAGAAACCACTAGAAACATAAAAATCTGATTTATCTTCCTCTGTAGGAGTTACAGGTGATACAACTCCCTTAGATTTTGTATCCCCACTTGGGATTTTAAATCCAAACAGTTTTGCCATTGTATAATTCTTTTACTGCTATTATAGCATTATTTAGTCTTTAAATCAATTCCCAGTTCCAAGTTGTGTGTTTCCACCTGAATCAAGTGAATCGTACCACTGGTATTCCATTGTTACTGTAAATTCTTCAATTGCATCAGTATTCTCATAACTTAAGTCTATTGAAGAGATCTCAGTTGGGAATGCACCATAGAATCTGTACTGTTTAAGTACTGGAACTTGTGAATCACTTGTTGGATTTGGGCCACTAACCTGTGCTCTACCAAGTTGTCTTACAAACATATCTTGCTGATATGAAGTAGGATCTGTTAGACCAGAGTTATCCTCATGCTTATTCATAAGGTTACTCCATCTCTCAAATGCATTTCTGATTAAGAAATCAGTGTCATTGATAACTGTAATTGTCCAAGGTTCAAATGTTCTGTCTCCAGCAATCTTAAGATTTCTTCCTCTGAAAGGAATAGCAATATTACTAATTGTTGATGCTGGTAATGCTGCTGATTTTACTAGAAATCTAGATTTATCTGACAATAAATCACGAGTACTATCAGTTGGAACTGCATCATCAGGGAAATACAGTTCGCACTCAAATAGATTAGACCTTGCTCCACCCCCGATCATCTTACCCTTGAATACATCAAGGGTTCTATCTCTTGTATTTGGAATGTTTAAATTTGCCATTGAATTGTGCCTCTAGTGAATTAAATTAAACGTTTCCGACGACTTCTTCAAAACTAACTCCAGTGCGAGTAGCAACGAAGGTAAGTCCGATAAAGTTGATTGATCTTGCAGGTTTAACAAAGATATCTGCCCTGAATTGATTGGAGTCAATTATGTCAGG